TATGATTAGTATATGAAAAAATCAAATAATAAAGTATCTCAGCATAAAATCAAAAGAGCAAATAAGAATAAGAAAAGAATACAAGATAAAACTCATCTATCAAAATTTGAGCGTAAGCAGGAATTTATAAGGCAACAAATAATTTCTGGAGCATTGTCAGTAATTAATCCGTAGAAAGGCAGGTTTATTTTATGGTACATCCTGATGATTTAAAGCAAATATCAAAAGATTTAAAAAGATATATTATTAAAGAACATATGAAAACATATTATCACTGGACAGTGGGATTGCTTTCTTTTGTTATTGGAATTCTTTTTGGATTATTAATTAAATAAGGACTAGCACCAGTAGCCAAGTTGGTTAAGGCACCGAACTCATAATTCGGCTATCGTAGGTTCAAGTCCTACCTGGTGTACAATTAAGTAATGAGAATATTGAATATTGGTAGCACTTCTGCCTTCCAAGAAAAAGGGGCAAGTTCAATTCTCATCATCCGCTCAAAATATTTAGGAGGAGTATGAAGTTTCATTGGATGCTAAATGGGTCATACTCAACTAGCAATATATTAAAAACAGTTGTTGAAGGTCTTGGCAGTAATAGATACGAGTCAATACTTTTAACATTTCAATTAGATCAAAATGAACCAATGGTTTCAGCAATGTTTTTAACAAACAATTTTCCAAATCAAAGGTTTATGATAGCAGTTAGACCCTACACCATTTCTTCCAGACATTTATCCATGATAGCAAAAACATTTTATGACTACTTTAATAATAAACTAATTATTAATTTTGTTTCTGGAACATATGATAATGAGTATGAACTTTTTACAAATAAAACTTCTACACGTGAAGAACGTAAAGATGAATTATCTGGGTACATCAAATCATTTGTTGAAGATTTAAAGGGTACACTATATTCTGATATTGCGATAAGTGGTGCAAGTGATAAGTTAATCAGTTTATGCTCTGAGTTCTCTGCAATAAACATAGCACTCATTCAAGACTTAGACAAACTAAACAAAGACAATAATATAATGCTTAGAGTATCAATAGGTATTGATGTAGATAAGTCTCAAATGACTACAGATAGAGAATTTAATAACTCTATATGTGGTACAGAAGACTATATTATTAATAAAATAAAAGAACTTGAGGCAATGGGGATAACCGACATATTGATTTCAAATACATATGAAAACATTACAGAAATAGATAAGACAAATGCTTTAGTTGACAGATACAAGTCGCTATAGTATAATTATAATAAGGGTAAGATAAGAAAGTTGGTGCAAATCCAACCTACCCTACTAACAGAAAGAGAAAAAATGAAAACAGTTGGAGATAAGTTAGGTAACTTTGCAGTAACTGGAGTTAAACCTGGAGCATTAACATATGATGATTCATCATTTGAAACTATAACACAAGATTCTTTTCCAGGAAAATGGAAAATAATTATGTTTTATCCAAAAGACTTTACATTTGTATGCCCAACAGAAATTGTTGCATATGATGCTTTAGTTAATGATTTTAATGATCGTGATACAGTCCTTATGACTGGATCAGTTGATAATGAATTTTGTAAGATTGCATGGCGTAATGCTCATGACGATCTTAAGAGAACTAACTCATGGTCATTTGCAGACACAGCACATCAACTGGCTGGAGATCTTGGAGTTCATCACTCATCTGGAGTTGCTTATCGTGCAACCTTTATTGTTGATCCTGACAATACTATTCAGCATGTAACTGTTAATAACCTTGATGTAGGTCGTAATGCAGATGAAGCACTTCGAGTTCTTGATGCCCTGCAAACTGGAGAACTTTGTGCATGCAATAGACCGCTAGGTGGAGACACTTTATAATGACTTGGGTTGAACAATTAAACGAAAACCTTCCCGAATATGCCAAAGATATTAGGCTTAATCTTGATGCTGTAATTAACAGATCTACCATTGATGCTAATGATGCATTGTATATTGCAATTGCAGCAGCATTTGCAACTGGTAATTCAAAACTACTTACATTTTTGGTATCTAATGCAACAGATGAAGTAGAAAAAAATGCTGCACTATCTGCTGGCGCTATTATGGCACAAAATAATACATGGTATCCATATGTAGAAATGGCTGGGGATGCAAACTTAAAAGGCTTACCAGCCCAACTAAGAATGAATGCTATTACTTCTCATGGTGGAACAACTAAGGGTAAGTTTGAAGCCTACTCTTTATCGTCTTCAATCATAGGAAAATGTCATTTCTGTGTTAAAGCACACTATGATACATTAAAACAAGAAGGTTACAGTGTTGATCAATTACGTGATATTGGACGAATTTCTGCAACCATCAATGCATTAGCAAAGATACTTTCAGCATAAAAAAAAGTCCTGGGTATGACTAAAACTGCCTAACAACTAACACATTAACTGTAAAGTGTAGTATAATGGTTTTATGGAATCAAATATCTGTAAAGTTTATGAGCATATTTTTAGTGTAGATAAAGACAGTGTGCTCAAGTGTGAAAAATGTAACAAAACATATATGCAATATATGGATGAGATTGAAGAGCATCTTAAAGGATATAGAAAGTTTTAATTTAAAACTATTTTGCTAATGCGTTTTCTATATCATTACAAATTCTGATGTATGCTAAATCTGCTCTGCCAGCCTTCTCAGAATAATTTAGCAGTGCTCCATTATCATAATTTTTTAATAATTTTCCATCTTTTCCTACCAAATATTTTTCAAAATTACCGCCCAAAGTTCCTCCACCATCTGCAGATGTTGGATCCTTCTTCCAAAGTTCCTCTGACATTTTGCATAAAACATTATAAACTTCATGAGGAGTAACCTTACCATGTTTAGATGGCAATCCTGGGATAAGTTGGTTTTCGCAAGGGTTAGATTCAATTAATTCAGTAAACTTGTATGTGACTCCATAATTTGTTTTTGCAAATTCTCTTGCTGATTCTGCAGTGTCTGTTCCATAAACATGATCTCCATACGTTAAACCAACGCCACAATAATCATTGGTTGGAATAGCAATTACTTCAAAACCTTTATCTTTGTATTTTCTGTATATTGTTTCAATAACTCCATATTGAGGAGCATTACCACAGTCACCAGTAACATTAATAATCAAAGTTACTTTCCCTTTAAAGTTATTTAAAAAATCCTCTTCTTGATCTGCGGACTTAATCTTTACATCATATACAGACATATACATCTCCTTTTGTGTTTCTTAAGCAATTATACCTCCCTTTTTTAATTTATGATATACTATAAAAGGTGGTAAAACTGCTTAATAATACCTTTGTAGTTCAGTGGACAGAACGATGGACTTCTAAGCCATGCGTCGCAAGTTCGATTCTTGCCAGGGGTACTTTACTTTTTAGGATGCTTTACTTCGTATGGTGCAATCTTAGACTTAATACGACCATCTTTATATAATCTAACAATCCAACCGTCTTTGATCTGAACAGGATTAAACGCTGCTGCTTTTTTCTTTGGCATTATATAATTATATCATACCGTTAAGCCTGTTGTGTGTCCTGATCCTGTGGCAGTTAGCACAAACCACTTCACACTTTTCAATCTCTTTCTTTATAGCCCTCCATGAAAAACCATCATGGATCATTCTCGATACATTATATTTCTTGTCTCTTATGTGATCAAAGTCTAAGATTATATGGTTACCAACCCCACAGTCTACACAGCCAGAATCCTCTTTTATCTTAGCAAGCATCTTCTTATACTGCTGCTTGTTATAATTTTCCAACTCTTTTTCAGTCATTGCTATCATTATACCGTGAAAATATTAAGGCCCCACACAGGCAATTCACCTGACTTGCGCCACGGTCTCTATCCAATGGGTAACTATGCCATCGCTAAGGTCCTATGTGGGACAATTAAATTATATCATCATTACATGTATAGGCTACTGTAACAATCTTTTGTGTATACTTTATTTGTAGTAAAACAAAATGTCATGGCATACCTGACTCCACTTGTAACTTCTTCAACATAGTGCATAGACTCATCTCCATGAGATGGAAAAGTTATTGAAACACCTTTTGATGGTTTTATTTTAACAATATTTTTTTGATTTGGAAAGACAATTTGACCACCTTCATATTCATCGTCAAAATAAACTAGCATACCAAGAATATCTTCATCACAACCTTTTTGAATATCAGAATGCAAGCACATACTATCTCCTACATTATATTTCACAATTGCTGATGAGTGAATGTATATATCTTTTTCTAATATTTTTTTTATTTTTTCAGTATAGAGTGAAACAAGAGTAAGGAAATCTAAATCATACTGATCCTGAAATAATGTTGTATACCTATCTCCCTTATTGTTACCTCTATAAAGACCT